CTAGCAAGGATAATACTTATGTACCGTTTGGGTTTTATAAAGACCTTGTAACCATTCTTACTTCAAAGTCTTTCTATCCCATTTTCGTGACGGGGTTGTCGGGCAATGGCAAGACAACCATGATTGAGCAGGCATGTGCGAATTTAAAGCGTGAAGCGGTGCGTGTTAATATCAGTGTTGAGACAGATGAAGATGACCTCATTGGTGGGAACACTCTTATCAATGGCAACGTGGTGTATCGTGAAGGTCCTGTGTTGTTAGCAATGAAACGTGGCGCAGTATTGATTCTTGATGAGTGCGACCGCGGTAGTAACAAGTTGATGTGTCTCCAGGCCATATTGGAGGGCAAGTCATATTACAATAAGAAAACTGGTGAAACAGTTCATCCCGCTGCGGGATTCAATATTGTAGCAACTGCCAACACTAAGGGTCAGGGCTCCGAGAATGGCAAGTATATGTCCGCGCAAATTCTTGACGATGCCTTCCTTGAGCGCTTTGCCATTACCGTTGAACAGGAATACCCGTCTCTGAGGGTGGAGAAGAAGATTCTTATGAAGAAGATGGCGCGTGTTGATAAGGTGGACGAAGATTTTGCTGACAAGCTGGTTAGCTGGGCAGAAATTATTCGCAAGACGTTCAAGGAAGGAGCAATTGATGATGTGATTTCAACCCGCCGCTTGGAGCATGTTGTGAATGCCTTTGCCATGTTTGGTGACCGCATGAAGGCAATTGAACTATGTACTTCTCGCTTCGATACCGATACCAAGACGAGTTTCATGGACTTGTACACCAAGGTGGATGCCGGTGTGGAGATGCCATCAGCCGAACATACCATAGAGAATGCAGCGGAGGAGGCATGACGGAGGAACGGCTACACGAGATTGATCAGCACATAGCGGACGGCGGCGGCGACTGCAACGGAACAACGGAGAGGGCACTGGAGGACCTTGTAGCCGAGGTGCGGAGGCTGCGAGATGAGCGCGATGCGCTGCGGAAGGAGTTAGCAAAGTTCCCGACGCTTGACGGTGCGTTGCTCATTCCCTGCAACGCGCTGGAGGCGCAGCCATGACGACGGACGCGACGATGGAAAAAGAATTATACAAACTCTGTTACATTGAAAAGTCATTTGCCTACTTCACCACCCAAGACCTTGACAAGCAGTGGGGTGATGATTGGGATGACGCTCCCTACGAACATAATGCGGAAGAACCCTACGCACCAAGCCTCCGATATTTTACCGCCGACCGCCAAGAAAAGGTAGAAACTGATTGGAATGAAGATGGCACACCGAAGTGGGAAATTATGAAGATTGCTTTCTGTTCGGCGGCAGAAACTCCTGCACAGATGTCATTTGTTGGTAATAGTCAGTATTCAGTAAAGCAAATTAATGCGGGACTGACTCCGTGGTTGACATCACGCGAGCATAACAAATGGTTGTTTGCGGGAGCAACGATTGATAGGTTTGTAGAATTTATTGAAGAATCTGGCGGTGAAGTCTTTTTTCCTAAATCCTTGCTACAAATTAACTAAGGAGAGTTAAACATCATGTATGGAATTGACAAATATAAAGAATTGACCTTGACGGCAAGTGCATATAACAGAAAGGTGAATGTTGAACTTCCCAAGGACAGTGATGCTAATACCGTATTTGATGCATTTAAAACCTTGATGGTTGGTCTGACGTTTTCTGAACAGGCATTTGATGATGCCGTGGTGAATTATTTTTATGAACATGGATTAGATAAAGATAAATCACTTTAAATGTTATGAAACACTTGACAAAATCTGAATTGCTTGTTATGTTAAAGAACGCATATTTACGTGGTATGTGGGAGCACGCAGATCAAAAAACAAAATCGCGTGTTGATATGAAGGGTCCATTTCGGATAGTAGATATTCCGGATTCCATCGTTGAAGATTTAATTGAGGAATAGGGATACCATGATTTTACTATTAGGGGACATTCACGGTGATGTTAGCCGCCTTCGGTATGGTGTACAACAAGCCACAGAGGCAGGAGCTGTTGCACTTGTTCAAGTGGGTGATTTAGGATTGTTCCCAACACATGGACGCGACACAGGATTTCACACCGTGTGCAAGGAATCTTCTATTCCCATCTACTTCATTGAAGGTAATCATGATGATTGCACACGATGGGTGAAGCTCACAGAAGTCACGCGAGTATGGGATGATGCCAATTTGTTTTATGTGCCACGTGGCACCGTGATGGAACTTGATGGCAGAACCATTGCGTTCATGGGCGGTGCTGCTAGTATTGACAAAGACATTCGCCTGCGTGAGCACTGGCATTGGGATAAAGCAGAAAACATTTCAGGACATGAAGTGTTGCGTTTGTTTGAAAATGCCGAAGGCAAAACAATTGATATGTTGATTACTCATGATGTTCCCGCATCGGTGTGTAAAGCACATTTTGATGATAGTGCTAAACTTTGGTTTGGCGTGGGAAAAGATTGGCATGATGTGAACATGGATGTGATTCAGCGCATTTGGGATCATCTTGGTAATCCCATGATTTACTCAGGTCATATGCATCGCACGGTGATAGGTGCGAATTATCGTATTTTAAATATAAATGAATTATTAACTGTATAGCTCTCTATTTACAGAGAAGTTTCCTCCAACGAATTAGTACTCATATGATTTGTAATACATGCAAGGACACAGGTTTAAAAAGTAACGTGTTCCCCGTAACATCCGAGTATGTTTTTGTAACTCCACAAGAACGGTATTTTGATGAAAATGGAGTGTGGCACAATCATGATTCCAATGAAATCGTGGAATCATTCAAGTGTTCCAATGACCATACCTGGGAAGTAAGAAAGACTGCAAAATGTTGGTGTGGAACATGATAAAATCTGAATACACCCGCCTCCTTGATGAGATGGAAACGGAATATCATAAAAATTACACTAAACTTCTTACCAAATACACTAAACAGTTAGTTACCATGCAGGAAGAATACACCATTGCTGTGGAAAGGATTACACAAGAATTTATGTTCGGGAAACCAGAATAATAAGGAGAAGCACCATGGCAGTCACACCTGGTAGGGCAATTGATGGCAGTCACGAAGGATATACCCGCGACGATGCGTTACGATCAGTTGGTGCTGGATGGGCATCTCTCGTTCATACGATATACGATAAGCTTGATGAAATGAAACACATCGTCAAGGTTACACAAGTCAAGGAGAAGTGGGGTGGCTTGCGGGTCTATACGGAATATCAGAACGACGAATTTGAAAAAGTAAATGTGGCAATGTGTACAGCATCAGTAACCATTTGCGAGATTTGCGGCAATCCGGGAACACTTCGGAATGACATCAAATGGTTCAAGACTCGGTGCGAAGAACATCGGCAAACAACCGGGAGTCACCTATGATTAATCATAAATTCAATGAACCAGAACTACTCAAAGATATTCAAGAGTATATTGACAAGACCTATGACCAACATTACTCAGCTAATAAATTCCAAAGTGCTGAATTCATCATTGATAATGGTCATGGGGTAGGATTCATGGTGGGAAACATCATGAAATATGCACAGCGGTATGGAAAGAAAAATGGGTTTAATCGTGCTGACATCTTGAAAATTGTTCACTACGCTGTTATACTTCTTTATATACACGATACACAACACACATATTACGAGGATCATCATGAAGATTAGTCAAAAAACTCTAAGCCTATTGCAAAGCTTTTCTCAGATTAGCCCTAATCTAATTGTGAAGGCAGGCAATAAGCTCGCAACCCGAAATTCCGTGAATAGTATTCAAGCTCGAGGCTCTGTTGAAGAAACGTTTCCTACACAGTTCGCCATCTATGATTTGAATCAGCTATTGTCATTGATTTCAGTATCACAGAACCCGGATATTGAATTTAGTGAAAAGAGTCTGACCATCAACTCTGATAGTGGTAGGATTGATTATTTCTACGCGGACGCATCATTGATTACGCCCCCGTCAGATACTCCTCCGCCACTTGAAGATGTGTATTCATTCAAGCTTACAACAAGTGATATTAGCACGATTGTCAAGACGGCATCCATTGTGTCGGCAACAATGCTGAACATTGTGTCAAAGAATGGGGTGGTTTCATTGTCAATCAACGACCCTAAGAATCCCACATCACATTCATTCACAAAAGCATTGGGAACATCTGATGCAACATTCAATGTGAAGATGACAATTGATAGTTTCAAGGTGGTGCCAGATGATTACACTGTTCGTGTGTGTAATGCAGTTGCTAAGTCAGGGAGCAAGGTGTTGGTATTTCACTTTGAATCTTTTTCAAATAACGTAACATATCTCATCGCAGCAGATTCAACATCGCAGGCATAACTATGGAAGCAAACCGTGAGCAGTTTCTTTGGGTAGAGAAGTATCGTCCGCGTAAAATATCAGACTGTATCCTTCCGACCGATCTTCTTTCAATGTTTCAAGAATTCATTACGCAAGACAGCATCCCGAACATGCTTCTTGCGGGTACAGCGGGTACAGGAAAGACTACGATTGCGCGGGCTCTGTGTGAAGAATTAGGGTGTGACTACATTATCATCAACGGTTCTGAGGAATCAGGGATTGATGTATTGAGAACCAAGATCAAGGATTTTGCTAGTGCAGTTTCCTTATCTGGTAAGGTGAAAGTTGTTATTCTAGATGAAGCTGATTATCTCAACCCTAACTCCACACAACCCGCCCTTCGTGGTTTCATTGAAGAATTTAGTCGGAATTGCCGTTTCATATTCACATGCAATTATAAGAACAAAATTATTCTTCCGTTGCACTCACGTACCACTGTGATTGATTTTAAATTGAATAAAGCAGACCGTCCGATAATGGCATCTCGTTTCATGAAACGTCTTAAGGACATCTTAGCAGAAGAAAATGTTACATATGATATGAAAGTTGTTGTTGAGCTATTGAATAAATATTTTCCTGATTATCGTAGAGTGTTAAATGAATTACAGCGATATAGTTCATCAGGAACAATTGATGCAGGTATTCTTGCAAATTTTTCAGATGCAAACATGAAAGAGTTGGTGTCTGCACTCCGTGAAAAAGATTTTAAGAAAATGCGGAGTTGGGTTGTTAATAATATGGATAATGACCCACAAGCATTGTTTAGAAATTTATATGATGTTCTCTTAGTAGAAGTGGTGCAAGTTCCTCAGTTGGTGTTATTGATAGCTGATTATCAGTACAAGGCGGCATTTGTTGCTGACGCTGAAATCAATTTAGTGGCATGTCTTACTGAAATCATGGCGGCGTGTGAGATGAAATCATGATGTCATTGGACGGTGAGGAGATTATACTAGAAACAGAAGAAGGATACAAACTACCAAAGATAAGTCCCTTTGATTTTGTTAATGCAATTCACTACACAAAAGAAGCATTGATTGTTGATGAGTGGAGTGAAAAACAGTATAATCCCTTCATTGTGAATAAATCATTGAGTTTTGGGATGGATACCGTCATTCCTGCCAATGAAATGAACAGTCGTCCCCATCTTGGCAAGAGCCTTCAGTTTTCCTTCCTTATAAATACAATTAGACCCCGAAAAAGGTTTAATAAGTGGTTAAAGGCGGAGAAGATTGAAGACCTTGAGGCAGTAAAGCGGTATTATAATTATAGTACTGAGAAAGCACTTCAAGCTATGAGAATTCTAACACCTGACCATCTTAATACTATTAAGAAACGTTTATACACAGGT